CACGGCGCGGGGGCTCGGCGCCGACTGGCGCCAGCTCCGGGCGCAGCACCTGAAGGCGCATCCCTGGTGCCGCCGCTGCGGCGCCAAGGCGACGGACGTTGACCACATCGTGCCGCGCCGGGTGGCCCCGGAGCGGCGCCTCGATCCGACCAACCTGCAATCGCTCTGCAAGGCCTGCCATTCGGGGGCGAAGCAGCGCGAGGAGCGGCACATGAAAGGAATTACACCATGACCATCTTCGCCACCAACGGCTCGAAGCTCTACATCGGCGGCGCCATGGCCTCGACTTCGGCCGACCTCACGCTCTCGAGCTTCTCGGGTCAGTCGGCCAACTGGGAAGAGATCGGCGAGGCCGAGGGGCTGGGCTCTCTCGGCGACACGGCGACGGAAATCGACATCACGACGCTCAACGACAACCGGACCAAGCGCCTCAAGGGTAGCAGGAGCGCCGGCACGATGGAGCTGGTCTGCGGTATCGACTATGCCGACGCGGGCCAGCTTGCGCTGATCGCGGCCGAAAAGACCGATGACGAGTATGCTTTCAAGCTGGTGCTGAACGACGCACCGGCTGGCGGCACCCCCTCCGAGCGCTACTTCGTGGCCCTGGTCGGCAGCACCACCGAGGCCTTCGACGCGGCAAACCAGGTGATGAAGCTGACTGCCTCGCTCTGGGTCAACAGCAACATCGTGCGCGTCAACGCGGCGGCCTGATCGTGGCGATCGTCACCCTCATCCAGTTGAAGGAGCAGCTCGCCTTCAGCGACGACCTGGGCGTCGTCGACGACGATCTGCTCGCGCGCAAGCTGGCGGCCGCGCAGAACCACATCGAGCGTCTCCTCGGCTACAAGATCGAGGAGACCTTCGGCGGCGACGGGCAGGAGCCGATCCCGCCCGCGCTGGTCGAGGCCGTCAGCCAGCTTGCGGCGTGGTGGTATGAGCAACGCGAAGCCGTCAATGTCGGCAACATCGTCACCAGCGTTCCCTTCGGTGTGGCCGAGATTGTCATCGAATACCGGGAGTTCACCTTCTAATGGCGAATGACGGCGGCCTCTCCAGTTTCCAACAGCGCCTGCGGGTGGTCCCGAAGGCGGCCCGCGCGGCCGTGGGTCCGTCCCTGGTGCGCGAGGCCGAGAAGATCGCCGCGACCGCAACGCAGCTCGCGCCCCGGAAAACTGGCGCCCTGGCGGGCAGTATCGCAGTCACCGGCCCGGGGCAGGCCACGCCGGCCTACTCCCAGCCGGGGGGCGAGCTGGTCGTCGGATCGAACCAGGCGGCGGTGACCGCCGGCAACACGGAGGTGCGCTATCCCCACCTCGTGGAGTACGGCCACGGCAACGGGGTCAACGGCTCGGTGGTGCCGCCGCATCCCTTCTTCTGGCCGGCCTTTCGGCTGAACCGCAAGCGCGCCCTGGCCGCGATCAAGCGGGCGATCGGCAAGGCGGTGAGGAACGCCCGATGAGCGCGGACCTCGCCTTCCAGATTGCCCTGCGCGCCCGCCTGACCGGCACCCCCGCCGTCACCGACCTGGTGCCGGCCGCGTCGATTCTCGACCGCCACCAGCGGCCGGTGCCGATGCCCTCGATTGTCCTGGGTGAGACGCAGCTGGTCGACGAGGGGACCAGCCTGAAGCGCCGGCACCTGCGCCTCTACCACATCCTGCACGTCTGGAGGCGTGAGCCCTCCCTCGAGGGCGTGAAGGGCATCAGCGCTGTCGTTCGGGCGGCGGTCCATGCCGGGCGCCTCGATCTCGGCTCTGGCCTGCACTGCGCCGATCTGCGCGTGTCCTCGATCCGCCACCTGCGCGACCCGGACGGCGAGACCTCGCACGGGGTCGTGACGGTTGATGCCCTGATCGTGGAGACCGCCTGATGAAATCCGGCTCGCTGCATCACATCGCCCGGATCGAGGAGGTGAGCACCACGATCTCGGCCGCCGGCACGCCGGTTGAAACCTGGGCGACGCTTGCCGAGCTCAGGGCCGAGCTGGTGCAGGCCTCGGCCGAGGAGTTCCTGCGCGGGCAAGGCGCGGTGGGCGAGGGCGCGATCCTCCTTCGCACGCGCTATCTCGCCGGGGTGACGCTGGCACACCGGGTCTGGTTCCAGGGCAGCACCTGGAACATCCGCGAGCTGGTGCCGATCGGTCGGAACCGCGGCCTCGAGCTGCGCTGCACGCGGGTGGCCGAGGGAGTCTGATGCGCGGCACCAAGCCTCATATCAAGATCGAGCGCGATGCGCTGGAGGACATGCCGCCGCCCGACTGGCTGAGCGAGGATGCCAAGTCCGAATGGCGACGCATCCTGCCGATCCTGGCGCAGCGCCGCATCCTGACCGAGGCAGACCTCGGCACGTTCGAGAACTATTGCGTGGCGATGGGGCAGGTCCGGGAGATGCAGCGCGACATTGACAAGCACGGGGCCGTTGCGCGGGTCTATACGCTCGACAAGGACGGTGCGGCGCATGTGACAAGCATGCGCAAGAACCCGGCCGTCGCGATCCAGTCCGACGCGATGACCCGGGCGCGCCTTCTCGCGGCCGAGCTCGGCTGCACCCCCGTCTCGCGCTCGCGGCCGACGATCGAGGACAATGACGGCGACGACGATCTCTTCTCGAAGGACTGGACCTGATGCTGGTTCCGGCCTGGATCGACGACGGGAGCGAGATCCCCGACCCGCTGGGCCGGGGCGCGGCAGCGGTGAACTGGCTCAGGTTGCTGAAGCACCCCAAGAGCCGCGCGCAGGGCCGTGCCTTCCAACTCGATCCCTGGCAGGAGCGGATCGTGCAGCGCATCTATGGTCCGCGCAATGAGGACGGCTCGCGGATGGTTCGGCGCGTGGTGCTGCTTCTGCCGCGGGGAAACCGCAAGACCTCGCTCTGCGCCGCGCTCACCCTTCTGCACCTCCTCGGCCCTGAAAAGGAAGTCGGCGGCCTGACGATCTCGGCCGCCTCGGCACATGAGCAGGCCATGGAGCTCTTCAACGAGGCGGCGTTGATCGTGCGGAACGACCGGCGGCTGGAGAAGTACCTGGAGATCCGAGAATACGTCTCGCGCATCGCCTGCGCCAAAGCGCAGACCCGTTACATCGCGATCGCCTCGGACGGCAAGGTGCAGCATGGCAAGACCCCGAATGTGGTGATCGCTGACGAGCTGCACGCCTGGGAAGGCCGGCCGGGCCTGAAGCAATGGGAGGCGCTCGATTCGGCGCTGGTCAAGGTGCCGGGCACGCTGATGATCGTCGCCAGCACCTCGGGCCGTGGCCAAGAGAACCTCGCCTGGAAAACCGTCGAGTACGCGATCAAGGTGCAGAAGGGCGATATCGACGATCCCGCGACCCTGCCCGTGATCTTCATGGCCGAGCCCGAGGACGACTGGCGCGACGAGGCGCTCTGGCACGCCGTGAACCCCGGCTTGCAATACGGCTACCCGGACCTCGACGCCTACCGCGACAAGGCCCGCAAGGCCGAGCATTCACCTTTCGATCGCGAGAGCTTCCTGCAGTTCAACCTCAACCGCTGGCTTGACCAGACGACCTCGCCCTTCGTCGACATGCATGTTTATGACCGGGGCGCGCACGAGGTTGATCTCGACGCGATGGAGGCATTGCAGGCGCCCTGCTGGCTGGGCGTCGACCTCTCGAAGAACGAGGACCTGACGGTGATTGTCGCGGCCTGGCGCGACGGTGACGTCTATCGGGTCCAGCCGTGGTTCTTCTGTCCCGAGGACAATCTGCGCGTGCGGGGTGAACGGCACGGGGTAGATTATATCAGCTGGGCGCAGGACGGCTACATCATCCCGACGCCCGGCAACACGGTGGATCTGCGCGCCGTCGAGGACCAGGTGCGCGAGCTCTGCGCCCGCTTCGCGGTGCAGGAGATCGCCTTCGACCCGACCTTCGGGCGCTCGATGATGGCGGCACTGAACGAAGACGGTTTACCGGCCGTCGAGTTCCGGCAGGGCTGGGTCAGCATGGCGCCGGCGGTGAAGGAGCTGGAGCGCTCGATCCTGTCCGGAGCGCTGCAGCACGGGGGTCACCCGGTGCTGCGCTGGAACTTCTCCAACATCCAGGTGGAAACCGACAAGGCCGGCAACCGCATGTTCCACAAGGGCAAGTCCGGAAACAAGATCGATGGCGCGGTTGCTTGCGCCATGGCCGTCGCGCGTGCGGCGCAGGGGGGCGAGCACTTCACCACCTCGGCGCCCTGGTTTGAAGACGACATGTTCCTGGCATAGGAGGGGACGATGAATGCGACCGCAGACGAGCGGCTGATCGTGATGCTGGAGGCGCGGATCTCGGACTTCGAGAAGCGCATGGGGCAGGCGGAACGCCGCGGCACCCGGACCTATCAGGGCTTGCGCCGGGGCTCGCGCACGGCCACCCGGGCCATGGAAACGGACATGGTCCGGGCGAGCGCGCGCATCAATCAGGCGCTGACCTCGACCTCATCGCGGATCGGCAGCTTCGGCCGTGGCCTCGTCGGCGGGCTGGCGGCTGGCGCGGCGGCAACGGCCGTTGCGGCCCTCACCACCAATCTGCGCGGCACGGTGACGGCGATTGCCGCGGTGGGCGACGAGGCGCGCCGCGCGGGCCTAGGTGTCGAAGAGTTCCAGCAATGGGCCTATGTGGCCAACCAGAACCGGATCGCCGTGGATGCGCTGGTGGATGGCTTCAAGGAACTGAACCTGCGCGCGGATGAATGGATCGTCACCGGCGGCGGTGCCGCGGCCGAGGCCTTCACGCGGCTGGGCTTCTCGGCCGAGGACCGGCGGCG